GCGTGGTTGACCTCCGATGCGCCGATGAAGGTTGGTGCGGAGGTTCAAAACATCGAATGGGATTTCGGGTTCCACGTTGACCCGAACGGGGGTTACACGCCCCCCGCGTGACCCGGGTTCGTGCGCTGGCCTTCCAACTGGTGTGAGGTTCTCCCGTGTTGAAAACTGAAACGTCATTCTTCGGACAGTTCCCCCCGTCCATCGGCCCCAAGGGAGAGGTTCTCAACCCCGGTTCGGAGGGGGTAGAGATTACCTGTACTCAAATGCCGTGTTCGGCCCAACGCGAGGTTTTCGCGTGGATTCTCGACAAAGCCCCGGGCGCGATTCCCGGGGGCATCGTGGGGGATGTTCGGGCGAAGTCCGAAGCGGGGGTGAACTTCGCTTACCAGTGGTGCAAGGGGATTCTCTCGGCGCCCGGGGGGATTGCCTACCTTCAAAAGCAATTCGGCCAGCGTTCAACGGTCAAGGTTCAACGCAACGGCCAGACCGTGGTTGAACCGCTGGACGAAGGCAACTGTGATGAACTGTTCGGCGCGCGGTTTTCGATCCTTCTGGAATGGATCGTGTTTTCCCTCATCTTCAACTTCGCGGACGTTCTCAACTTGCTTCCCGATTGGGGAAAAGAGGTTCCGTCCATCGTGGCCGCGGTGATGCTGGACGGAGTGACCCCCGCAACCGCGTCGGAGGTAAAGCCCCCCGCGGAGTGAATCGAAACGCAACCATCAAACTCCCCCATGGGGCGGATTGGTTGGTTGACCGTATCGTTCTCACCCCGGAGCATTTCAAGGCATCCAAGGTTGAGATTGAAACGCACTGGACCCTTGCGGAGTTGATGCGCGCCAATCTCTATCTTGACCAGTTGGAAGCCCTCCACGCATCGGAGTAGTTAGGATCATGGGAGTTCGCGAACTCATCGCCAAGTTCACCAGTGAAGCGGATAACAAGCCGTTGAAGGAAACGGATTCGCTTCTGGATAAACTCGCCAAGAAAAGCGGCGTGGTTGGTGATGCCTTCAAGCAACTTCGTACGGCCCTGGGGGGCGCGGCGATTGCGGGAGGGGTGATTGCGTTCGCCCGTGACTTCGTGGCCGAAGCGGAGAACCTGCAATATACCGCGGATCGAATCCGAACCACTACGCATGACCTTCAAGTGATGGGAGCGGTTGGCCGTTCGGTTGGCCTTGACCTCAACGCAACGGCCGGGGTGATGGGAACCCTTCGCGCAAAGGTTGATGAAGCCGCGCGAGGGTTGGGGGATGGGGGATACACCTTCCGCCGCTTGGGAGTTCAAATCCGGGACTCCAACCGGCAAGTTCGCCCGTTGGCCGAAATCTTCGGAGACGTGGCTACGGGCATCGCGGGGGTTCAACGTCAATCCCGGCAACTCATCCTCACGGACAGGTTGCTTGGAACGGAGGGCCGTAGGTTCATCAACCTTTTCAAAGACGGGAAGGATGCAATCCGGGATTACACCGAAGCCATGGAAGCATCCGGGGGCGGAATCTCTCAAGAGGCAATTGACGCGGGATTGAGGCTTTCACGCGCGTGGAACATTGCGGGTCTCTCCATGGATTCGTTCCGTTCCCGGTTGGCGTTGTTCGTTCTCCCGAAGTTGGAAGCCCTGGTGAGGTTCGGAACCAAGGTTGGAAACTTTCTCAACAAAACCACGATTGCCACCAATGGCGCGCGTATCGCGTTCGTGGCCCTGGGAATCTACGGCGCCCGCGCCGCGATCATGTGGGCCATTGCAAACGCTCCGCTGGTGTTTCAGTTCGGTTTGATCGCGGCGGCAATCGGAGTTGTGGTGTTGGTGGTTGATGACCTTATCAACCTGTTCACCGGGGGCCGTTCGGTCATCGGAGGTTTCATTGATGAAATGTTCGGCGTGGGAACCGCGGCCGAAGTTGTCAATGACCTCAAGGGCCGGTTTGAAGAGTTCATGTACTTTGTTCGATTGGTGAAGGATCAAATCCTTGAATTGTGGGATGCAATCCATATCGGTTACAACGCCCGGACGGACCCGCGGAACCAGGCATCACGAACCCCCATCCGGCAACGGGGGGTTACTCAAGCGGATGTCCGCGCCGCTGCAAACTCCCCCATCGGAGCATCCCCGGGGGTTTCCGCGGTCGAAAGGGCGAACGCAATCCGAACGCTTCGGGAAGCCCTCGCGGGGCGCCCGGGAGCTCCGGCCGTGTCTGTCCCTGTCCAGACCGTTCCCGCGCCCGGAAGGGGCCGCGGAGGGCCGGGAATCACCGTTCCCGCGCCCGGGGGCGCATCGGGGGGCCGGGTCCAGCGGACGGAGATTCAACTTCACTCGCAACCGCGGCTTCAACTCAACATCAACAACCCGACGGGAAACGGCGCGGAGATTGGACGCGCGGCCCAACCTGCAATCCGCCGCGCGATGGCCGATGGAGACCGCGCGTCCATCCAAGCCCTTCAAGACTCCGGGTTGGTAACGTTCCAGACCGGCGAAAGGGAGGATTAGGGCCATGGGTTGGTTGTACGGTTTGACCGATGATGAAGTGATCGAATTCCCGTGTACCATCCTCAAGGTGACCCCCCAAGGGAAGGTTGAGGTCACGGAGAAGCCTGTTGAGGGCGGAGCAATCCTCACGGACCATGTGGTGTTGAAGCCGTGGCGGTTGTCCGTTACCATCTTCGTTTCCCCCATCGAAACCCGTCCGGGGATGGCCCAAACGGTCAAGGCCGCTACGGACTTGCTCCGCCGCATTCAAGAGGCACGTTCAGTCAACACCGTAGGGTTGCCGGGAGACGTTGGCCCCTACGAAGAATTGATCTTGGAATCGTTCCAGACCACAAGGGAGTTTGAAGCGGGGAACGGGGCGGAGTTTGAATGTGACTTCGTACAACTCCGATTCGCCCGCGCCGTGGTCAACGCCCCTCTTCCGCGTCGCCCGCGCGACCGTCGCCGCATCAACCGCGGCCCCCAATCCACCAACGAAAGCCCGCGCGTAGGGTTGGGCGCGGCCCTCTTGACCTCCGTGTTCGGGGAAGATTCCGTTCCTACAACCGTGGTAAGGTGAAGCCATGGCCACGTTCGTAGACCTCTCCCTCCCCCGGCCCCCCGCGGAACCCTACTTTTCCCAACGTACGGTTCTCGGCGGAAAAGAACTGTACTTTGAATTCAACTGGAACGGCCGGGCGAACCGCTGGTTCCTGTCCATCTTTGACGCCAATTCCAACCCGATTCTCCTGGGGGTCAAACTGGTCACGGGTTCCGTGATGACGCGCCGCTTGCGCGATCCGAGGTTCCCGGGTGTTGGGGATATTCTCTTGGTTGGTGCGATTCCCACACTGGCAACCCTGGGGGATGGTTCCCATTCCCTGGTCTTCGTGGACTACACCGCGCCATGACAACCCGAGACCTTTACAACCGATGTTATCGGGTCCGCTTCAATGACCTTGTGTTTGATTCCACGGTTGACGGGGAAACCCTGCAATGCGTGTTTGAGGTTCAGAAGACCCTTTATTCGATGGCCAACACCGGAAGTGTGACCCTCTACAACCTGAACGAATCACACCGGACGGAGCTTGCGAGGTTGCGTCAATCGCGGCGTCGCATCCGGGTTGAGATTTGGGCCGGTTATGGGACGGACCCTCCGTTGTTGTTCGTTGGAGACCTCCGCCAATTCGAGGATATGGGGGAAGGAACTGAAACCACCACGAAGGTTTCAGGGGTTGATGGGGGTTACAAAATCACGGATCAAAGATGGTCTCGCACCTATCCCGCGGGGGTTGACGTGAGGGTTCCTGTCCGTGACCTTGTGCGGGCGCTTTCCCTGGGGGATGGGAACCTGAACGAAGTTGGTGCGTTGCAGTTGGGGAACTACACGACCCTTCCGCGCCCGAAGTCGTTTCATGGGTTGGCCAGTGCATCCTTGACCGCTTTTCTTCGCGGGCTTGGATACACATGGTCAATCCAGAACGGGGCGGTTCAAATTCTCCGCAATGGAGCAACGCTCCAAAGAACCGGAGTACGTCTTTCGCCGGGAACCGGGTTGATTGAAGCGCACTATCTTGACCGGCGAACGGTTCGGATTGTCGCGTTTCTCATCCCGGAGGTTGCTCCGGGGTATCGCATCACGGTTGATTCGCAAAGGGTGTCCGGTGACTTCCGGGTTCATTCCGTGAAGTATTCCGGCGACTCTTTCGGCGGAGACTGGATTTGCGAGATTGAATGCCGCATCCCTCGCCCCATCACCCCCTATTGAGACCATGAACCCCGAAGCCCTCCAAGCTCTGGCGCGCATCCTCGAATCCCAACGGACGGAGATTCGCGTTGCCCTGTTCGCGCGAATCACTCGGGTGAATGACGTTCCGAACAATCCAACCGTGGATTGTCAAGCGGTCGTTGCGGAGTCTATCGAATCGTTGGAGGGCGCCCGGGACTTTGAAGCCTTGCCGGAGTTCCGGGATGTTCCGGTCATGTACCCCCAGGGGGCCGCGGGTTTCTTCATCACGTTTCCGTTGGCGGTTGGCGGTATTGTTCACGTCTCCATCGGGGCACAAGACTTCTCGGAATGGTTCGTCTCTGGACAGGATTCCAACGCCCATGAGGGGCGAACGCATGGGTTGGAGAATGCGGTTGCTTTCCCTTGTGGGTTTTCCCAGGGGCGCGGCCCCCTGGTGACGGCCGGTGTGATGACGGTTGGAGGTACGGAAATCCGTTTGGGGTTGAGTTCCGCGGCCCTCCATGTGGCGATTGCGGAACGGGTGAATACTGCAATTGACGAATTGAAGAACTCTTACCTTGGACACTTTCACGCCACGGGCGCGGGTCCAACGGGCATCCCCCAAAACACTCCGCCCCTTACGCTTCCCTCCGTGACCCCCTCGGATGTAGGATCAACCCGGGTCAAACTGGATTCATAGGAGCTCTCCACATGCGTTCAACGTTTCGCGCCGTTCTGGTTCTGTTCGTCTTCTCCGCCCTGGTGACCGCTTGCGGCGCCGCGGGGCCGCGCTGGCAAGACATCCTCACCATGGGGATGAAGTTCGGCCAGTGCATCAATGACACGATCGTTCCCGAATTCGACAAGTTCGGGGATGCGAGTTCGGACGCTGGCCGGGACGCGGCAACCGACGCGGAGTGAACTCCCATGGATACCAACCCGATTGATCCGACGGCGGTTGACTTCACTTTGGACCCTTCAACGGGAGACCTTCTGTTGACCCGGGGTGAAGCGACGGCCGTTCGTGGTCTCGACGCAATCGCGCAACTTTGCCGGTTGTGTCTCGGGTTGTGGCGCCGAGAATGGTTCTGGTCTCCGGCCGAAGGTCTCCCCATGCTTGACAAGGTGATGGCGCGGGGGGTTCCGTTGGAGGATACCAAAGCCATTTTCAACCGCGCCCTTCTGGCCGTTCCTGGGGTGAAGTCGGTTGTCTCTTTGACGGTTGAACGCCAGAACGCAAACCGCGAACTCAAGGTTGATTTCGTGGTCAACACCAACGCCGGAGTTCTCAACTCCGCGGATTACCTCCCGTTCATCGTTACCGCATAGACCCGCGCCCGTGGTAGAGTCGGGACCATGGCACCCCCTTACGGTCTCCTCGCAACCGGGTTCAACGCGAAGACCTCCAATGACGTGTTCGATGAACTCGCGACGGATCAAATCGCGGCTATCGGCCCGTTGTGGAACGCGCGCAACCTTGCGCTGGTAGGGGTGTTCAATTCGACGTTCGCAACTCAAATGGGCGCGTTGTGGGAAGCCATGGCGCAAGTCCACAAGCAATTTGACCCGCGGGATGCGGAGGGGGAGGGGTTGGATTCCGTTGGAGACCTCCGCGGGGTTCGGCGTCGCCCGCAACGGCGTTCCGTGGTGTTCTGCAATTGTTTGATGCTCCCGGGAACGGTCATCACCCCCTTTCAAATGGTTGCGCACGTCATCGGAGACACCAACCGCCGATTCCGTAACTCTTTCGGGTTCACCGTCCCGGGGGCCGGGATGGTTGGGGTTGTTGTTTCGGTTCAATTCGAGTCGGAAGAATTCGGCGCGATCGAAGCCCCGGCAACCTTTCTCGGAATCATGGACACCGTGGTTCCCGGGTTGATTTCGTCTCCGAACAATCCTCAAGACGCAATCTTGGGGGATGACGTGGAATCGGATGAAGCCTACCGCATCCGCCAAGACCAGGAATTGGCCGGGGGCGGTTCGGCAACCCAACCGGCCATCATCGCGGCCCTGGGGGCGGTTCCCAACGTGGTAACCGTGGCGGTTCTCAACAACGATACGGACGCGGTGGTTGACACCATCCCGGCCCATTCAATGGAATGTGTGGTTGAGGGCGGAGACCCTCAAACCATCGGAGACACCATCTTTCGGGAGAAGGCTCCCGGAGACGGAACCTCCGGCAATCAAACCACCAACGTCACGGCCCCGGACGGGTTGGTTCACGTCATCCGCTGGACGCGCCCCATCAACGTTTCCATTTGGTTGAACTACGTTATCCGTGTCACTTCCGACTATCCCGGCGATGCGGCCTTCAAGACCTTCATTGTCAATTGGGCCAATGGCTACCACGCGGCCGGGATGGACGTTGTTCCGTCCAGGTTTACCGCCAAGTGTTTCGAGATTCCCGGAGTCTACGCGGTTGAAGTCTCGGAAGCGGGGTTCTCGGCGGGTTCTCTCACTACGGCAATCCGTCCAATCAACACCCGTTCGCGGGCCGCGTTCGATGTTGTCCGCGTAACGGTAGGGGCGATCTAATGCGGTACGATCCTGTAACCCGGCAACCTATCGGGAAGATGGACCACAACGCGGAGGGGAACGCGCTGGTCCCGGACATCCTCCGTTTCCCGCTGGTTCTGGCGTGGTTGGCAACTTACACGAAGCAACTCCAAGACGCGGAAGATGCGTTGTGGCAACTCTTCACCCTTCGGTTCCTGTCCATCGCCACGGGTGACGCGCTGGACAAATGGGGCCGGTTGGTTGGAGAAGCCCGCAACCTGGACGCGGACGATTTCTATCGTGTTCGGATCATGGTTCGGATCGCGGTGAACCGCTCCCGGGGTAACTTCGGAGACCTTCGGAAGATTGCGCTTCTGGCGTTCGGACACTCCAACTTCGTCATTTGGGCGCATCGCAAGACGGTTGCAATTCACGTCTTCTCCCCCATCGCAACCCTCGCAACGCGGGCGATGTTGCTTCGCTGGTTCACGCTGGCCAAAGTCGCCGGAGACGGGTTCAGGCTTTATCGCTCCGTCGATGGGGGGCCGCTTCGGGTTCGGTCTTCAACCTCAACCATCATCCCGTCCGATGGGATGGAGTCGGCGCTTTCCCCGATGACCGGGGGGCGCATCATGGGAGAAACGTAGTCATGGCACGCCCCCCGGTTCCTTCATGGGCCACTGATACCAACTTCGTTGCGACGGCGGGGATTGACCCGGCCGCAATCGGAGGTCTGGTCCGTCGAGAACCGACGGCCGGTCAAAAGGCTCAAGGTGACGTTCCCGGGTTGGGATACGTGGCCGAATATCACAATTGGCTTCTCGGAACCATCGCGGACAACTGTGCATGGTTGCAGGGGTTGATTGATTCGGGGGGTGACTTCAACTATGAAACCCCGAAGTACAAGCGCAACGTCTATCACTTCGGCCATGGCTTCGATCCTTTCGAGAGGGCTTCCGGCGCCGGGGGCGTGGCCAATTGGCGGAAGTATGACGGGAAGTCCATCGTTTCCCAGGGGAATGATTCGTGTTGGGTTGTGCCGTTGCGCGGCCTTCCCGCGGACGCGGAGGTCAAGGGGATTCTGATTCGCGTGAAGACGAACAACGGCAACGCTGGCCGTGGCCCCTTCGCGCGATTCGAGGTCATCCGGTATGACTACAACCGTCTTTCGGACCTTTCCAACCCCCTCACCTACGATTCGGGGCCGAACCCCGGATGGGAAATCTTCACGCACGGGTTCACGCCCCCCGGACCCTACGTTGGAGACTTCCCCCATTTCAATTTCGAGACCTTCGCCGGAACCACGTCCAACCCGTTCTTCATCGAAACGGGTTTTGAATACGCGGTTCGCATTTGGGCCGGAACGGACGTTGGCCCTCACACGTCGGATGAGTTCTTCGGAGTGTTCGTCGATTGGCGCGACCATGGGCCGCGTTCGGGAGGTTGAACGATGACGGAGCGAACGAACCAGGGCGGAGAAATCCCGGACCCTATCCAACCCCAACCGGCGCCGCGGGTCTCGACACCCCCGCCCGCGCCCCTGGACGGCCCCGGGAAGGGCGCCGGAGGGGCCGGGACGGATGAGGGGCCGGAGACTCCCCCGGAGGGCGCCCTTACGGCCCCCAGGGCGCCGGGAAGCCCGGTGACCGAACCTCCGCCCGGCGAACCCCTCCCCCGCGACCCGTGGCGCGATCGTTTGCGGGTCGTTTGGGACCGTGGGGTTTACCTCGCGGTCATCTTCGCGGTCTATAAACTCCGCATGGCCGATAAACTGGACTACGGAACCGGAATCGGTCTGTTGTTGCTGGCCGGAATCCGCGTCGAGAACTTGGCGGAGTTCCTGTTGAAGCGCGCCGCAGTTGCGCCGGGTTCTCGCGCGGCGGCGGTTCTTTTCCTCGCACAAACCAAGCTCCAAGCGAACCCGGAAGCCCTCCGTTCCTGGTTCCGCGGGTGAGAGCTCAAACGCGCTTTCGGCCCGTTCAATCGCAGTTCCCGGCGTAGATCGCGCCCGGCGACAGTGGCGATACCGCCCGAATCAAACGAACATCTTGGAGGGGAGAGGGCGCCCGGCCGGGCTACGTGCGAACCACGCGGTAGCGGACGGGGCCGCGCCCGCAAAGGGACTCCAGAACCTCCGCAACGCGGAGCATGACCGCATCCCCCGGGTCACCCCGGCCGCGATCCATCGGCCGAACGTCGCGGTGACCGAACACCCCCCGTTGTTGAACCGGAACCATGGGGGGTTTCTTGCCGTTGGTGGGATAGTTGGTGCGAATCTCCAACCACGGGAGTTCTTGACCCATCCCCGGGGGGTTCAGGATCTTGAACAGGGGATGGCCGGATTGAATCAACCCGTGGATGATGCGCGCGGCGGTCTCCATCGAAGCCGTGTAGAGCTTGCCGGGGGTCTCCATGACCAGTTCGGCCCCGATGCTCCGGGCGTTGGCGGTCTTGGCGTGGAAAGCCACAACCGGCACGAGGTAGTGCGCTTGAACGGTTGAACCGTCCGTGTCGATGACCAGCGGGGTTGAAGCCGTGCGCTTGTCTCGACGCCACATGGAGAGCACGTTTTCCGCGCGCATCCCCCGGGGCGCCGCACCTTCGATGATGGTTTGGGGCCAAACCCCTTGCGTGTTGTGGAGAACGAAACTGGTAACCTCCCGTTCAGGGCGAAGGGAGAAGTCTTCGGATGCCAGCGCGAAAGCGGGGTTGTGCGTCCAGTTCACAACCTCCGTTTCGAGGGAGAAATCGTACTCCCCTTTCGTGTCCAGAAGAACGCGGCGGTTGTTGGGATTCGTGAGGGTTGCGGATTCGGTCATCGGACGGTTCCTTTCATGCGAATTGTTGGAGGATTGAAGGCTTTGGGTTGTTGTCTGGCATCATCGAATCAATTTGACGGCGGAGGTATTCAGCGTGCGCCCAATCCATGGCGGTTTTGATTTCCTCATCCGTCCATCGTTCAATGGTTGCCTGTTCGGGCGCGTTCTCGAAAAGCAACATGCAAGTAAAGAAAGTCTCTGCGATGAAGTTGCGGCGGGTCTCGGGTGAGAGGGTCATTTACCGCCGCCCCTTTGCATCCTCCCCACGGCCCAAAGGCCGATTCCAACCGCGTCAATGACGTTGTGGCGGAGGTTGGTGGGAATGTCTTTACCGGCGCGGTTGGCTTCATCCCATTGGAGGGAATGGAGGATGCGAGACCCCATGATTTCCTTTGGAACCTGTCCCTTCCATTCGTTGGGGGTAACGAACGCCGGTTCAGGGGAGAGCATCCCGGCAACCGCGGCCCCGATGGTCGCAACCCGGATGAGGTCTTGAGCATTGCTCCGCCGGTCATCGGGGCGCCATTCCATCAACTCACACACGGACAGGGGAGGTTGACCCGGATGGAACCCGGAATCCCGCAACAACCGCAACACCTTGGAGTGAACCTCCGCCCTGGTCTCCCGGGCTTGAGTGTTGATATCGGTTGCCGTGTTAGTCACCAGACCGGCATCCCGGAGAACCCAACCGTGGGGATGGCCTTCCAACATGAACGGGCCGCAGTAGACGAACACGGCAAACCCCAGGTTGCGGCCGGGGTCAATCGACACCAGGGCTTGACGCCCGTTCGGGTTGGGGATGTTCATTTGGGTTCTCCGGTCTGTTCGTCCCATTCCGAGGGGATGAGACAACCCGCAAAGGGTCCGCTCCGTGCGTACTTCTCAACCGCTTTCTTGGACCAGCGGAGCATGAGGGTAGGCTTTGCTTCGATCGCGGGCGCAAGTTCCGGCATCCATCGCGCGGCGGTTTCGACCATGATCCGTTCAACCTCGCGCCCGGCGAGGGTTGCGCGGTACGGGTCCGCTGGAACTTCAAGCAAGAACTCATCATGTACGAAGTTCCAGGTTCGGCAACCGTACAGGGGCGAACGCTTCTCCGCCACGTAACACGCGCGGGCAATGTGGAAACCCGCTTCTTTCGAGATATCAGCGGCCAACCCTTGAAAGAATGAATTGCAAATCTCGCAATAGCTAATCCCACCACGGTAACGCCCGGACAGAAGGTGTTGAACGGTTGCCGTGTCTCCCCCGGCCAGAACTTGGTTGACGAACTGGAAATACGCCAGTGCTTCCGGCCAGTTCTCGCGCCACGCATCCCGGAGGTTGGTTGCCTCATCCAACGTCAAAGGTACGTTGTACTCCGTCCGGGCTTGAATCACCATCCGCTTCGGCCCCATCCCTCCCGGGAACCCGAAGTTGGCAATCTTGGCGGTTTGGCGGAGTTTGTCTTTGTAGTACGCGGCGCGTTCCGGCCCCTGGGAACCGTGGAGAATGGCCATCGTGGTTTCATAGTCGGTTCCCCCCATCGAACCCGCAAGGTCCGCGTGAGGGTCTTTGCCGGAGTTCAAAACCTCCATGAGACGTGAAAATCCCAGGATCTTGAAACAGGCAAACGCCCATGTTCTCAACTCATGGCCGGTGTAGTCATTAGACAGGAACCAGCAACCCGGGCGCGGGATGAAACATTCTTTCTCCCCAACCCCCCGCTTCGTGTTCTGAACCTGATAGCCATAGCTTGACGGGAGACCCGTAGAACCAGGCTTGGAGTCACCAGTTGAACAACTGGTTCGCCCCGTTCCTTGAAGGGTAGTGAACCGGGGTTGGATGGGGTATTGAGCGCCGTAGCGGAGACGTTCGATGCGGGAGAGAAGGGTTTTCGACGCGCCGTATTGCTGGAAATGGGCGAGAAGTTCGTTTCCCGTGAGGTTGATTGCGTCTTCCGACAGTTGAGGGGTTGGGTTGCCCTTTACCCCTCCATCGGTCATCGGACACGGGATGTCCGCGTCTCTACATGCTTCGATCATAAGGGCTTGCGCGGCCTTCATGTTGCGCACCCCATCGGGCTTGACCAGACCGGCCGCGATCAACTCCCCCTTGACGTTCTCCAACCTCGCACGTTCGGAGTTGTAGTACGCATCAACCGCTTTCGGGTCCGTGTGAACCCCCCAACATGACGCGAGGTAAAGCCAAAACGCGGCGGCGGATTGGCGGCATTCATCAACGAAGACATCCGGGGCGAACCGGGCGCCGCGGTCGTTTTGACGGAGGTAGACGGCCCGTTGCGTGTGGACATCTCCCAGGGCGTAATCCCGCGCCTCAACCGGCCACTGGTCAACCGGAACGTTGGCCAGTTCGGCGAAGCGAAGTCTCCATGTGTCTTTCGCGTTCTTGCCTGGAACCCCGGGATATCGGTTGGCTACGTCTTCCAACCCATACAGTTTCTTTCGAGTCCCTTCCGCGATGTCAAGCAACTGTTCCCGGATGAGGGAGCATCGAATCCGGCCCATTTCGTAAGCGTCAAAGATCATCGGAATCAACTCCGGGAAGTGTGCTCCGATGACCGCCATATCAAATGCCACATGATGGCCGGTAACGATCCAATCCTTATCCGGCCAAAGGAAATATGAAACCGTGTTGCGGCAACCAATCCGCTCCAACCGCGCATGGACGATTGCGGAGGTCTCCGCGGTCTCCCATTGGAGACAAACCAGCGGCGGAGCTTGCAACCCCGGCGCGATCAACTCGGATTCCGTGTCGATTGAAACGAGGGTTTCCATATGGGGCGCGGCGGAGGGAATCGAACCCTCCCGGGGCCAACCGTTGGCCGCGCCGTTCGGTTCAGTAGCGGTGAACGGTTCCGGTTGCCGGGTCGAAGAACTGCGTTCCGGGAACCTGGGGGTCATCCGAACCCGCGAACCACCAACCCGGGAACTTCACGGAATGGAACCATCCCGGGTTGTTCTCGACGGGGCGCGGCCCCTGGGGGATGACCGGCGCCGGGGGCGGCGGGGGCATCATCGGGGCGGGGGGCGCCGGAGGGGTCATCGCGGGCGCGGGCGGGGGGTTCCAGGGCGCGGCGGGGGCCGGGGGCATCATCGGGGCGGGGGGCATGGCCGGGGGCGTAGGAACGGCCGTCACGGCGATTCCCGCGGGGTTGTAGCCCGGGAGGTTCGGCGCGGCGGGTTGAGGCGCGGGGTTCGGGTTGGAGGTCTCGACGGGCGCGACCGAACCCGAAGGCCAGTCACACCCGTGTTGACGCGCGAGAACTTCGGTTGCGGGGCTCCATTCGTGGCGAACGAACTTGAACCCGCTCTTCGTGGGGCGTTCTTCCGTCCGAACGAACACGCGACGGCCCCTATACGGGTTGAGGGGTTGAACGTTGGCGCCGGTTCCCGTGGTCTGTTGAAACGCGCGTTGAATCAACGCCGTGAGGGTTGCCGCATCGACGTTCCCTCCGGGCGCGTAGGTGTCCACGGTGCGACCCTCGCACGCAGCGACGAATGCCACGATGTCACGGGTTGCGGCTTCGGGCGACTTGTCGAGCTTCGGCACGAAAGAGAACTTCTGTCCGCGGAGGTTCGCACCGTTGACGCCCGTGGACACAACCACGAACTCCACGATGAAACACGACCCGGAACGCGCGTTGGCCGGACCCTCTTTCGTGGTGAGAACCTCCACCAGAAAGAACCCGTCCGGGAGACGGCGCGACGATGCGTTGAGAACGTTGGGGTTGTTGGCGAGGAGATTGAAGATGTTTGCGGGGGGCATGGGTCGTGTTCCTGTTCTGGTTCGGTGTTCTGGTTCGGGTTCAACCCCCGGCCCCGTCACCAGGGCGCGGAGGTCTCTTCACGCATCGCCGGGAGGGGCGCGCGTGTCAAGCTCTCTAGCGACTCCAACGCGCCCCGTGGCGCATTTCGATATCATCCAAGTCCGGGATATCAATGGTCGCCATTGAAACCTTTTGAGGGATGCCGGTTGTACCTTCGGTGTATTCACAATCCGCAACCGACTTCCAAAACGTGTTGATATGCTCCCAACAATTCACCATCAACTCAACCGTAACAGTTTCGGCCCTCTGGCCTTGACGGTGCGTCCGTCCAAGCAACTGTTCCAGTTGAGCCCCGGTGAAGGGCGGAGCGGTCAACAGGTTGTCACACCAGGGTTGCAGGTTGCGCCCCGTCCCGTTGGCCTTCATGGACGCAGCGAAGGGGGTTCCGGCCGGATGGTCTTCGATCTTGCGCCCGAACTGGTCCCGGCCCTGTTCACCGTAGAAGGGAACCCGGGCGAGTTTCGCGACGAATGATCCGAAGGCTTCGTGTTCTGTCCAGACAATCCCCATCCGGTGTTCACTCAACCAACGGGCGCAATGCTGCGCGGCCAATTGGGAGAACCAACACGGTTCAGTGATGGGAACGAACTTCGGTTGAATAGCGCGCCAAACCTCAAGCGTGGCCGCGCCCTCTTTCCAGTTGGGGAAGCTCTGGTGTTTGATTGCGTGGATGACTTGCGCTTCCGTGTCCAAGTGATGGGAGTGTTTCAGCGTGGTACGAACGAACTTTGACCATTGCTTCCGAGCGTCGCGCCATTCGTCCGGGGGTTGGTTCGTCCAACGGTAGTAAAACCCCAAGGCCAGTTCGCGCGCGTGTCGAGAAACCTCCAACGCATCCGTCATCATTTGACCATCGGGCAACTCCCAATCATCCCGGAACTTGCGCCAGAGGTCTCCCCCGCCGTCTCGCGCGTCCAGGGGGTAAAGGTCCGGGTCCAGTTCTCGAATGACCAGGGCGGTTGAATTCGTGGCGTGGATTGCCACAACGCCTTTTGTTTGACTGAACCTGTTTCGGTAGACCTCCCGCGCGGCCCTCACCCGTTCTTCCCCTACCGCGGAGACAAGGGGGAGATATTCGGGCGGAGAGGTTGCAAGATGCTTGAGAGCTCCGGGAAGAACTCTCCGGCCCATGGAGGGCTTTTCGTCGATACAGTTCGCCCATGGGGCGCAATCAATCCACGTTCGCGGGAGGGGGGAGTTGTGGCGAAGCGCCCAACCAATCAAAAGGTAATAGTCCAGGATTGAACGTTTCGTGATGGTGCCAGACAACCCCACAAACATAGCCCGGGGGTTATCGTCCATGTATCGGCGCAACCTCCGGGTTGCAGCGGCGCGAGGGTTGCGAAG